ATTTGACGGCGAATTAGGTTGAAAAACCAACGCCTAGTTTGATAGTAATTATTGTCTCCATACATCATGGAGAGAAGAGTCTGATCCCCTACCTTGAAGCGCTTGTCAATACTTCCTTGTACCCAGTAGGCAGAATTCGACGGATACGTTTTGACATAGAAACTATCCATCCTCTGTTTCATATGTTTGGCTTTAGGATCGGAACCATCGAGATAACCATTTCCAAGGCTGTACCCCGAATTCGAATTTTCGTAGCTACCCAAATTACCTCAAGGATCTAGAATTTTATACCCGTACTCTATTAGAAATTCCTTAAAATATCTAATCTTATCTTCAAGTTTTTGTCCAGCAGGTTGCGCACGATGCCAAATTTCTAGATTTTCTATCCGATTATCATCTCGAATTCCATTTTTATGATGGACCGATTCGCCTTTTTTTAAAGGTCTGCCCATATATTCAGACATGACCCAAACATGTTCTGGGATCGCTCCCTTATCCTTATTAGCATTCGGATGTCCCACTCGCGCAACGATTTTGTAACCGTGTTTATTTATATATCCCTCTCCCGCAGCTTTTCGTCGAAGTGGACCATCGGGTTCGTGTCCTCTATATTTTCTATGCGACTTTCTGTTGTTAAGAATTCTTTTTTCTTTGTATCCAGGAATTTCATTGTCGCATTTATTTCTATAACATTTGCCGCAAAGCATGGAACTTCTATTAATGATTTTAATTTTGTCTCTAAGACAATGTGAGCATTTTTCACATACTCGGTTAGCTTCTCGTAGAACACGAGAGCAGGTGTGGCAATTAATACCGAAATTTTTGTAGGTTTTTTGGCACGTATTACAATTTCTTACTGGAATGCTGGCAAACCATTGCTTATTATAGCACGATTGGCACAGGTCGACGTAATTAGAATGATTTTCTTTTGAACAAGTTTGACAAATTTTCATTTTAACCTCCTATATATAAGAAGATTATACACTAAATTGCCAATTGATCTGGACTAGAAATATCCTCCTTGTCCTATTCCTAGCATATTGCTAACATAGGTGTCATCGTTAGAACCATAAACGTTGCGTCTTATTTGATCTATTGTGAGAAGCTCGTCGGGGTGATTGAATTCACCCGACGGGAATGCTGAAAATATTGCATAACGCAAGGCATCCGCGCAATGTTCAAATTTCTTTAAAGGCCTATCCTCTCCTCTATCAGCTGCTGCGGGGTCCCAGCAATAAGATTGCAAGACTTCAATGAGGGTCTTACAGCTTCGATGGATGACGATGTTCTTGCCTGCTATGAATTTAGAAACCGTCTTGATACCCGGGAGTACATCATTCTTGGCTGAAAGAACTGGTAGGTTACGCCTTTGAAGCTCAAGCTTCAAACTCGCAGCCGATGGATCGACATAGATAGCCGAAACATTGTGATAAGATACAAAATCTTTTATATCGCGAGCTAGTTCGTCGTCCGTTTTTTGCCGCCCACCTTTGACCGAATCATAGTAATACTCCCTCTCAACAGTGATTTGAGGCCAACGAGTAGGGCGAATCCCACATAACACGGCAGCAGTAGCATTACTAGTCCCATAGTCAACACCAACGACATAGTAGTTCGGAGTATCCTGATCATTCTCATAGATGTTTTCCTTGTCGAAAGAATCATATATTAACCCATGAGCTACTGCCCATTCGCCCAGAATGTAGCGCTTATACCACATACCAGTATACATTTTTTTCATACGCTCTACGTATTCGACAGTGAGGGTAGGATTGTCCTCCATCAGGAAGGTCCAATACTTTACGCCCTTTTCTTGGGCTTGATCAATGATCTCTTTCTTGAACCAGTGAGCGGGGCCTTCAGGGTTGCAGGTAGCGAAGAGTTGAGCCCCAGGCTTCCGTAAACGTCCGATGAGCATATTCCATACATTTTGAGGCATATTGACTACCTCATCGCAGAAAGCTAAAGCGAGGGTCATCCCTTGAATGTCTTTATATGCTCCTGAATCATGCACCCCTTTGAAGTAGACATCGCGCCCGTAGAGTTGGGTCTGCATGCATTTAGGTGAAGGCATGGGAAATCCTAGAGAAGGATACAGCAGAGACAGAATATTATGCTGGATAGTAGTACGGCTAACGCCAGTGAAAAGCACGTCGCCAGGAGGTCCGTTTCGGAGCCTCTCAATGACTTTCTGAGTCGCTATGTGGGACTTCCCCGACGAGATCGCTCCCACCCAGATGTTGAAGGGGGCTGTTGCTTCCATGTAACTGAGCGTCTGCTTGGGGCTTAAGAGCATTCATTAACTCATTGAATTTGTGTTCTAATTGTATGTAACGGTCTTGTAATTGAAGATAATTTTCCGTAGGGGGCAGCTCTTTTTCTTTAGAAGGTTGAGCCTCTACTTGATTGCAACGGGTACGGCCTAGGTGAATAAGCAATGTAGTATCCCCTTTTTTTGTTAACTCTCCATCCCTAGATAGTCCTATTGCTTTAATATATTGAACATATTTTATATTTCCTTCGCCTACTCTCTGCTGTCGGCATCTATAATCCTGAAAGCTTTCTCCATATTCCTGTTTAAATCTAGAATAAAAAGTATTATCATCAAGACGAAAATCCTGGCAAATCTCAATTCCATCGCATCCAGCGGCTACCTTAGCTTCCACAAGATTCCAGTCAATAGGTTTAGGAGGTCTAGCCATTATTGGATTACCACAGTAGTTTTAACTGTAATGCTCTCGGGCTCTCCAGGGAAATTATCTCGAGCTTCTTTGACATAAGCCTTGATCATGTCCATATTATGCACACCTTCATAGCATAGAAAAGCATGACGTAGAGTCTTCTCTTCATCTTTCATGACGACTATAATTTCAGCACATTCGCTCATATGAAAAATTATAGTACTTAGGTGTTTATTTTTTAAACAGAAAGAAAAAGACTAAACTTCGAAGGCAGCGCTATAGTCATTAACGATAGCCTGCATGAGGTCTTTATGAAGGGAAGGAGGCATTTTCGTATTTAAACAAAAGAGCTGCAGCATGCAAACGATAGTCTGGACTTGGAATTTGGGATCTTTAGAGAATGTGGCTAAAAAGTCTAATAAAATAACAGCAGACTGCTTACATAGTATGGGATCGTGCATTAACTTAATGCCTCCGGAGGAGAAATTTTTAACCAGTGTGTTACATAGACATCTCGACAATTCATGGCGTCTAAAGTAAAAGCCCAGCTTTCATCAAACCAGACAGCTGATGCCCAATATCCTTCCGAGGTCCAGACTACATATCGGATTTCATCTATGGGGGGTTCTTCATCCGCTTTTATCCATTCCATAACCATCTCCACATGTAGCCATTTACCATATCTATAAAAAGTTGCGTTTCACTCAAATGCGTATGCGCAAATCTATAAATCAAGCAAAGAATTCCTAAAAAGACGGCTATAGATTTGAAAATAACTTTCACTAGCTAACTCCGCATCCTGTCATTCCTTAAGAATAAAATTATATATCATAAAAAAAACACCTAACAAAACAAGGGTCAAAATAAACTGTAGAAGTGATTTACAGCTATGAACATCTAGGAGGAGTTGTTCCACTTTTGGCACCTGTCAATTTTTAAGAACATTGTTTATTTAGCGGATTTTTTTAATTTCACTTATCAGACAGAATAATAAAGTTTCTACATCCTTCTTTTAATCCAAAAGGATCACCTAACCCATGTAGCTTCTGATTTCTCTTATAGATCTTTTCGATAGTTTTTGTCGATGTATCACATTTCCTGCACAGCCAATGATCTATATGTCTATGCCGAATGTCTAAGTGGTCAACTTTTCTGGTTTTCTTAACCTCATCACAGCCATCACATTTATGATCTATCTCATATAGGATTTTCATATTTTAAGAACTTTGTTTATTTGGAGCGTCCGGTAGAGGAATCCAGTGAGTGCAAAATCTAGGGTGATAAAAGTTTCCGTGGGTATCCATCAAGAAGCCTTCTTCCCAAAAATCTGTGGATTCCCATGTAACTATCCCAATGTCACCAAATTCTTCTCTATAAGACAAAAAGTTTGAACCATCCTTAGGAAAAGAACTTTCTTTAACTCTAATCCATTCCATTAGGAACCTCAGGGAGTTTCATCCAATGAGTAATGGGGCCAGTACATCCATTACAAGAACAACAGGCTTCTTCACATATGCACCAATGCTCATTGTATTCTTCCTCACTTCTTCTATAAGCGATATAGATGCGTTGAGTATCCCAGCACAAAACCTTTTTATGAAAAGGTGGCAACCAACTTTCAATGCTAATCCATTCCATTACGCCCAATCTATCTCTTTATTCTTATATCTTTCTTGCTGTTCCTCATCTCCCAGATGTTTTGTAGGACTGCGTTCTCTGCGGCTGTCTTCTTCTTCATTTTGTATCTCTTCCGCACTCTTAGGATGGCCCGGAACTTCTCCTGCTGCAACAGGAAGGCAATAGAATCCACATGTCACAATCAAGAATGTGATCTTCAAGACTTTATAAAACTTTACGCTAATTTGCATGGCTTTCCCTCGTTTACATAATAAATGGCATTTGTAGTGTAGACAAAGCCCGTATAGGATTGGGCTCTTTGCACTCTATAATCATATATAGCATATATAAACATTAAAGAAATTAAGGACAATATAAAGAAAACCTTTACTTTAGCATTAATGCTAGGGAATAGAACGGGATTTTTATCCATTGTGGAAAACCTATAAACATTTAAACAATGTGTCACAAAATCTTTTTGATCAATCCGTCCACAATCCCTCTAGATGCGATCCCACTTTCTTCCTTTACAATAGTGAGTCCATCCACTCTCATCAAAAACTCTTTTGTATTCGGCTCTTCTATTAAGTTCCTCATAGGAAACCGGTACACCTTTATTTTTCTCTTTCCATTCTATTGGCTTATCTTTTTTTCGTAGAATGATTTGCTTTTGACGTTTGCAAGTATCACAAACCACTTGCATCTTCCTTTCATTCACCCGCCGAAAAGTAAGTCCACAGGAAGAACAGATAGCATTTAATTTGTTCTCTCTTATTTCAAACATCTTTTTATTAGCATGTTGCTCACAGGCATCCGAACACCATATCTGATAAAGTTTTTGGGGGGTAAAGTTATGGAAACAGATAGGACATGCCAAATTTTTCTTAGCTTCAAAAAATTCTCCCTCCGGTTGTAGAACGGACCAAATTTTTTGCTTGGGAGTTAGTTTCACAGCTATTATTTCTTTTTGCGTTCCGCTTTCTTCCATTTTTCTCCCGCTTTCAATCCCTTACGCTTAGCTTCCGAAATAGCTATGGCAGAGGCCTGTTTAGGATTGGTTACAATGGGACCAGTTTTGGAACCAGAATGTAATTCTCCTTTTCCAAATTCATGGTACACTTTTTTCATTTTCTTTTCAGCCTTAGGTGAGTAAAGCTTGTTTTTTTCTTTTTTCATTGGCAAACTCCTTATGCTTTTTGCACAAGTCATACAGCACATATTCACGCCACTCCAGCTCTGGCATTTTTTCACCTCTATTCATGGATTGGCAGGCTAATTTGAATTGTCTCCAATGTTCATGTAGAACCTCATCCCAGGTAATATTTACTTGCATTTAATTTACTCTTTAAAATTACCTAAACTCTTAAACGTCTGATAATTGTGCTTATGTTGTACTGATTTCAGTCCTCAAACTTCCTTCTGCTTCCGTAAACGACTAAGCCTAAGAGTATAACATATCCCAACAAAAAACCCCACATTTTTAAAATTTCCAAGCGCCCTCACAGGCATGTGTGAGGGGGGTCGAATTTTTATATAGTTTCATCTGGTTTGGGCCCTATTTTTTCATAACTTTTTAAGTCAATCAAATCTTCGGCATCAAAATAGAACTTTTCCAAACGCCAGTTTTCGTATTCACGCGGCTCGTCTAGCCTAACATGAATTTTTAAATACCCCGGCTTAGTAGAAATAATTGTCCCCGTCTCCCCGTACCACATATGAAAATCTTGACAAGGGACAATGATTTTAACTTTTTGCCCTTTCTTAAAATCTGCATGAGATTGCCCGATAGTATTATAAAATTCTTTCGCTTCTCTTTTAACATCAGCTAAGGACTTCTGTTTTTTCCTGCAAGTACATTCATTCATTAAAACGGTAGCTCCGAATCGTTTGCAGGTTCAGGGAAAGTATCGAACCCCATAGGTTCAATGCTTTTGATTCCATTTTTCTGACAGAACTCGTCAACTTTTTTATTCAATCCTTCCAACAGCTCGGCATTGTATACCTGAGTTTCGAATTCAAAAAACTTAAGATAGTTTGGCGTACCGTCGGCATGATCTCTCGAAAAACTCGGGTAGTTAAACCATTTGCGATCCCCGCTTTGAACATGAGAAACTTTACGCAGCACTATCACTGTCGGTTTTAGAATAGGAATGCGGATATCTACATATCCGATCGTCTTATTTTTGTTAGCTTGCTCATAATAAAGTACTTCAACCATATAAACCTTAAATTCTATTTGATTTGATTTGTTCGGATAAAATTTTATAAAATAATCTTGACAGTTCTCTTGCGTCTTCGTCGTCAGCGTTTTCATTTAATAAACAAGAGATGAACTTCAACAAAAAATTAATCATCTCAGCAGTGGAAACTCCGGACTCTTGCCCAAATTTAACTAATTTCTTAAAAAGCTCATCTTCCCATTCTTCCATTATCATCTTTTTTTCTTCTTTTTCATTGCTTTCTCACCTTTCTCCACCAACTTATCTCTTTTCTGGTCAGCCTTCAAAAGAGACGCCTCTTCTTTCTCCAATTTCTTTGTATCTTTTTTTAGTTTCTTAATTTTTTTGTCCACTGACTTCTCCATATTTTTTGTTATGAGCACTCGCATATACTCTTCAAGAGTAAGAACTTTGCCTTGATAGCACACTAACTGCAAAGTGCGTATTTGAATTGTATTATCAATGCCGTGGACTCTTTCGTCTAGATCTATTTCAAACTTTTTCTTCATACCACTTATTATCTATTAAAATTTTTTCAGATGCTATCAGAGCGCTCATGCGCGCCGCTAAACCTATATGATTAATTTCTTTTGAAGCGTAAAGTTGCTTTCCTTTTTCCCATTCTTTTTTTGCATTCGAATAGGCTCGCAAAGCCCTCTCTCGATTGGAAAGCTGATTCATCCCCTCCACCATATTAAGAAAAAATATACAGCTAGGGCGAAAGAGATCGTGGCAAGTGTGAGGTCAATTTTATTATCGTCCAACTACAAACGACCTCCTTTCAAACCAGGCTTTCCCCACCACCTCGATTTGCTCATTCGGGTAGTATTTCTTAAATCGCGCCAGTTTCGTTTTTGATTTCGGGTCTAGGTATCCCTTCACCTCAATCCAGATCGTTGAACCTGACGCAAGCAAGACCCTAAAATCGGGCTTGTAGGATCGGACTCCCCTTTTGATATTTTCAAACCAGAAGGTTTTCGGCTCATATTCCCATTCTAAAATAATCTTTTGCTCTTTCTGCCAGTGCAGGTAGAGCGCGTAGCTATACTCCCATTTAGAACGGAAATAGATCCGTCTCCCTCCCACTACATGCCACGCGGCATGATTAACGAATTTCCTCGGAGTTCTTTTAATCGCAAGGGGTTTCATCGAGGCCTAGATTGATTTTTTCTCTTAGCCACGCGATCACGCCACTACGCGGGTACAAAACTTTACCGCCTTTGTACTGCTGGAAATACGTCGGACAGTTCCCCGCTTTCCGGGCAGTATGGGCGACCATACATGAGCGGTAGACCCCCACTCTCAAAAGGTCGTTTACCGTACATAGCTCAGGAAGGAGGCCCTCTAGATTTTCGAGGTATTCTTCGCATGGCCTGGTATCTGGAATCTTATGTTTCATTTTTTAATAGCCTTTATGGTTTCATTCTGTGCGCT